CCGTTGGTGATGGTGCAAACACTGCCCTCCGGATAAGTGACCGCAATAACAGCCTTAAGTCTGCCCTGCCCGGCATTTGTTCCTCCTGTCATTTAATCACCTCTCCTTTACTGCCCCAGCGGAGTACAGATTATGGTGGGAATGGTCAAGCTCTCCTTGGGGATTTCGCTTGCGTATATATACACTCCCCCGCTGTAGGAAACCGCCACCGGGCTCAGCGTACCGTCCAGCACATCAGCCGGGTCGAATACCACTGTTGGGAAGAACTTTGCCGTCACCCCGCTGCACCCTATTGCCGCTCTGTATGTATAGTCGGGAAATATGTCGTCCTCCGCCCATTTTCCCACAGCTACCGTCACTCCCGTGAAGCACAGCACTCTCACGTCCTCGGCCAGCTTCTCCCGGCTGATGCTCCCGGCCTCTATGTTGTCCCCGTCTATAATCAGTGGATCTGTGCCGCTGGCCTTATGGGCGCCGGCGTGAGCTGCAATGTGGCTCAGCGCCCAGTTAAATGTGGCCTCGGTGCCGCTAAAGCCCTCCTTTACCGCCAGCTCATAGGGGCTTTCGCCGTCTTGACCCTTGTCGCCCTTATCGCCCTTGCTGCCAATCAGATTCATGGTCTTGGGGTTTTTCAGTCCCCCGTCGTTTGACCAGCTGAGATTTCCGTTGTCGTCCATCTGTGGCGTAAAGGTTGTGCCGTTGTCACCCTTATCGCCTTTTGCGCCTTGGATGGAGCCGTTGTTCACCCACAGCTTGTTCATCCCGTCGTAAACATAAATGTCATAGGGTGCCTCGGCTCCCACACCGTAAACATCGCCCCGCTCCGGCTCCGTCACCTGAGCCATCAGCTGCTCAAGACTTGCGTAATAGCCCAAGATTTGAAAGTCCCGGCCATCCAGCGTACCGTTGTTTATGGCTTCTTCCAGAGCCTTGGCCTTTTCCAGCGCCACATTGGCCTTGCTGTCCACCTGCTCTGCCACCGACATGGGTATCTGGTGCAGCGGCTCATCAATAAGCCCGCTCTCCATAACCTGAATGTATACCGGCACCGTGGTAATGCGGCTGTCGCCCTTTGTGCCGGTGATGTATACCTCCCATTGCCCGATGCTCAGGTTCAGATGGCTCTCCGCTGTCAGCGCATCGTCCTCAATGCTCAGGTCATATACCGTCTCGTCCTGACGAAAATGCACCCACTTGGAGCAGCCGTCCCAAGCCTCCCCGCTAAAGTGGAAGCTGGCCGTCAGATAGTCTCTGGAATTTGCCGCAATCACCGGGCTTGCAAAACGGATGCTCTGATTCGTGATGTAAAAATCTATCATTCCTTAGCTTGTACCTCCAGCTCGCTTATTTTCTCCGCCAGCCTGACCAGATAGTCTCTCAGCTGCCTGAGCTGGCTGTCCGTTGAGCCGTGTAAAATCGGTGGATAATCCACTACATATCACTTCCTATCTCCAAAATATTTGCCATGGAAAAGAGCTTAAAGCTGCCCTTGCCCTCAAGCCTTATCTGCATGTGGTCGCAGCGCCTTGGACAAATTGGCACCGTCACCGTGCCTGTGCCGCTGAGCCTGATGCGCCCCTTGCTCTCCCAAAGTCCGCTGGAATCGTATTGGATGAACACATCCATCCACGCGCCCTCTTCCATGCTCATTCTCAGATTGATTCTGGACACATACTTCTTGTCCGGGTACTGGTAGTATAAGATCCCGCTCTCCGCCATCCATGGCACATAGCTCTCTTCCTTGCCCTCGTCGCCGCCCATGCACCATAGACTGTCCTCGGTCATGGCGTACAGCTGGCTTTCCAGCCTTGCAAAGCCCAGCACCGGCAGTGTGTCCTCTTTCATCCATATGCTCCTGCCTATGTCGTAAACGAACACCTGCCGCACAGCGTCCCTGTCCTCCATGGCTATGTAGTACTTGTCCCCTACCGAGCCTGCCACAGCCTTGAAGTAGTCATCCTCCCCCAGCGCCTCGGAAACGCTGACCGGGAACCCGCCCTGATAGGCACATATGTCCTTGGTGGACTTGTAATACAGTGTCTCGTTTACCACCGACAAGCTGCCATGACTGCCCGGCTGCACTCCCCTGCATACCGTCTCTGTCAGCCTGTGCGCGCCGTAGGATGACACTGTCACCTTGTGTATGGTGTTCTCCTTGAAAAACATGGGGCTGCCCAGATAGTTCACCGCCCCTGTCCATGGTCCGTCGGAGCCAACGGAGGCCGTCCATGAGTCGGTACTCAGTCCCTGATACTGCTGCCAGTTCTTGAAATCTCCCAGAGCGCAGCCGTATATTTCGTTCAGGTTGCCCTCGCCGTCATTGCCGTAGCGGCAGCCCCATAGCCGGTTCTGGCTCTCGCATACAAAGTCCATGTCCGGCACAGTCCGCTGAATTTTAATGCAGCCCTCAGTCTGGATAACCGTCTCCCGCAGTATGCCGGTTACCACTATGTAGTCCGGCTCTCCCTCGCCGCCTCCGATGGCCTGAATGATTTTGGAGCCGTTTAATATCTCCGCCTCACAGCCGCTTATCTCCACCCCGTCGGAAGCGCTGAACAGTACCGGCAGCTCTCCCTGAGATACAAAGCGCAGCCTTGTGTATACCGAGCTTATCTCCACCCAGCATTGGCTCTCGCTGCTCCACTGCTTTAAAATATCGCTGTCGCCGGAGGTGTCCATCCATAGCTCACCGTTTTCCGGGTCAGTCTTAGGGCTGTCGGCCACTCTGGGTGACTGATACTCTGAGCCGTCGATTTTGCACAGCGTGCAGGTCACAGCGCCGGTAGAGCTGTAGCAGGCCTCCATGCTGCCGTGGTCTGTTGGGTCGGCAGTGTTGTAAAACAGCTTGTCCGGGAAAATGCAGATGTAGGCTCCCATGCTGACCATCTGCTTATCCCCCTCTGACACCTGCAACGCCGTCTCTTTCCCGTCGTACCATAGCCGCCCGGAGTCTATGTACGCCAGCTTTTCTTTGGCCAGTATAGCCTTTGGCTCCTTAAGCTCCCTAATAAGCCCTCTGCTCTTTCTGCAAGACAGCATAGGATAGTTGGTGCTGGACAAATTCATCATGTCGTAGAATTCGCCCTTTTTAATTTTCAGCCTGTGGTTGTAGCCCTTAAAGGTGTCCGTTATCTCTCTTTTGGTTTCGCTGGTAGGCAGCTTCGGAAAAACAGGCATACTTTTTTCACTTCCCTTTTATTTTTTATTTAAAAAATTAAAATCTGAATCTTTTGCCCTTGTTTATGTGACTGCGATCCCTGTAAACCCAGTCTCTGAACTGCTGATATGCCGAGTTGTATAGTACAATCTGTTGGTTGTACTTTGCGCTCTCTGCGTTTTCCGCCGCAATCATGGCCTGCAAATATCTGCAATATACGCCCTCGGCATAGGGTATCGGCACCAGCAGCTCTTCCTCTCCTGTTGAGTATTCTCCGGGCTTTATGGCCTGCTCATAGTAGAACTTAATAAGCTCCTCATAAATCTGTCCGTCCAGCATACTGAGCCACTTTAGCTTCTGCTCCACCCCATACTGGTTCGGCTCCAAGCTGTCCACCACCCCAATTACCTCAATCGCCTTAATTTTTCATCACTTCCTGTTTTACTTCTTCACTATTACTTATTCTTCATTCCATCCACATTTTCATAGAAAATATCCGCAGCCCTCTCGCTGCGCTCTATCTCCTGCGCCACAAATTCCGGCACCATGGACTTCTTCCCTCTGGGCAGCAGGTAATTCACCCCATTGACCGCCACGAAGAAATTGGGGTCCTCCCTCTCCGCTCCTCTTGGAATAAATACTTCAACTCTCTCGCTCATGTCTTTCTCCTTAAATGATTGTATTAAAATCTTGCACCATTCCCCACCCTTGCCTCGCCCCTTGTTGGACTCGCGCCGCACCCCTACTTGCCTCGCCCCTTGGGGACGTGCGTAAGCCGTGCAGAGCAGAGCTGGCGCCGTAGGCGCCTGAGAGATTAACTATTAAAAGTCAATAGATAATTAGGATACAGCGACTGGCAATCAGACGGCTAAAAAAGGGCGCAACAATACAAAGGTTCAATAGAACCACAAGTTAAATTTCAAAAGTAATTATGCTGCCAGACGATACGGCTGTCCGGACTTTTCTAACGCAAAGATGAGGCGAACCAGCTTCTTGGCTGCATGGGAAATTGCAACATTGTAATGCTTTCCTTCAGCGCGCTTCTTAGCAAGGTAAGCGGCAAATTTGGGATCCCACAAACAAACGTATTTGGTAGCATTGAATATGGCATAACGTAAATATCTTGAGCCCCGCTTTTCCATGTGTGCATAACAGTTCTTGAGTTGTCCTGATTGGTAGGTAGATGGAGAAAGGCCGGCATAGGCCAGTAATTTATCCGGAGACTCGAACCTAGAGAAGTCGCCTATTTCGGCAAGAATCATAGCGCCCATGCGAACTCCCATACCGGGAATCGTTGTAATTGGAGAATGCAGTTCATCCATGATGTCTTGAATGGCGGATTCAATATCTTCAATTTCGGCATCCAATTCTCGAATCAACCTGATTGTATGTTGCAGCTCAAGGGACTTGGCGGGCATTCTTGTACCAATGGAAACTCTGGCAGCATCTCTGATTGCCACGGCCATATCTCGGCCATATCGGCCTTTAGAAGTTTGTTCAAGAAGTGTTTTCAACTTAGTTAGATGTACTTCTGAAATCTGCTTGGCACCCGGGAATTCTTCCAGCAGAGCATATACCGACGCTATATGGATTGAAGAAACCATATGCTCCAGTTCTGGGAACAAAATACAGACAAGCCTTGATACAGACTGTTTCATCTGAGCCCGTTCTTTTACCTTGTCAAAACGGTATCTTGTTAGTGACTTTAGCTCCTCGTTGTGGTATGATGTATCCGTGTAGGGTTTGAGCTCCACATCGGATAAAAGCATAGTTGCAATTGTTCTTGCATCCACACGGTCAGTTTTAGTTCTTCTCAAGCTAAGGCTCTTTCGGTATAGGCTGGTATGCAGAGGGTTTAAGACATAAGTAGTCAAGCCGGAATCAAGCAGGAATCCAAGAATATTGTAACTATAGTGACCGGTTGCCTCAAGCCCTACTTTTATTTTGTCCGCAGGGGAAGTAGAATCCCTAATCTTTTGCAACAGAGTGTTAAAGCCATCCAGCGTATTAGGGATAGTAAACGCATTTGCAAGGACTTTTCCATCTGAGTTAAGTATAAAACAGTCGTGCTTATCCTTTGCCACATCAATTCCAACAGAAACCATAACATGAACCTCCAACGGTAAGATTGTGATGCTGTGTCCACAGAGCACTTTGCCTTGTAACCTTGTTCCACATAAACCGTCTGGCGGTATTTAACTGATTAACAAAACTGCAAAGGGCTGTGGTTGGAACCTCTCAGGAACCGTCTCGCGGTAGGGGTTTTCACCAATCCACAGTATCCCTTACAGCATAGCACATTGTCCTTGAACTAGGACTTCAAAAACTGCTACTCCATAATACAAGGGGTCGGGGAGCACTAATTGTCATGATGGCACTAGCCTAGAGCACCTATATCTTAAACAAATCTTAAGGACTTCCCACCTTGGATTTTAATGCTTTTTATCGTATACTAATCCCGAGGTGAGGAAATGTACAACATACTGGTGTGCGACGATGAAAAGGACATAGTCAATGCCTTGAAGATATACCTTGAGAGCGAGGGCTATCGTGTGCTGACGGCCTATAACGGTCAGGAGGCTCTGGACACCTTAGACAGGGAACAGGTGCATTTGATTTTAATGGATATAATGATGCCAAGGCTGGACGGCATAAGCGCCATGGTGAAGCTCCGGGAGTATAGCAATGTGCCGGTAATCATGCTCACCGCCAAGGGCGAGGACACGGA